CCTATTAGGATATCCCCGGGAACTATCCCGTGATCTTGGTAATTAGCTATTACCATCATCATTTAAAATAGCTAAGGCTTCATGTCTTGATGGTAAATACTCTCCATCAATCCATTTGACTAACTTTTTAATAGTCCTTGAAGTCTTCACAATCTTTAGATGCCTTGGATTCATTTGGAATGTGGCTAATGGGTTAAAGGATGGATCAATCTTAGATGATGTGATCACATCTCTTATTTCTCCATTAGTCCCATCCCATATGATTCTTCTAAGTTCATCATACTCAGTTTGAACATCTTTAACATTGTTAAATGATGCTAAAACATCGGGTAAAGATTGTACAGTCATCTGAACATCACAGTCCTCGTTTATTATACTTTCATTATTAAAGATAGATATCTTGTTCATAATGTAAGCATTATAACCTTGGGCTCCTTGTACAATCATGTCTTGGAGTTGTTGACTCTTAGTATGAAGAATCATTACATCAATGATATTTTGTATCTTTGGATCACAAGGTGATCTATTACATCCTAATTCATTGTGAATTAGTGATGTCATAATGTAATGATATTTCTCATTAAGAGTACAACTCTTATCTTCCTTTTTCGGAAGACTCCAATACCTCATTCCCATCTTGGCGTAATACCTGGAATTTCCAGCATTATGCCATATGGAAAGGAGATTGTACAAGCAATGTTCAGATATCATAGTGTAATCAGAGTTAAGGTACCTATCATCTAGTTCAGATATAAAATCAGCCACAAGTGCATACTTGGGCTTATTTAGTATCTGCCTTAGTGATATTCCGGTAATCTCATCTCCTTTATAGAACCATCTCTTTGCAAATTCATAAGTATCTTTTGATACATGTGTCTTTGTTGGAGATAATTCAACACCTAAGATATCTATAAGGTACTTATACTTATCGGCGACTATATCATTGAAGATAATAATATCATCTCCAAGAATATAGTAGTCCTTAAAGTAGTTACCTTCACTCGTTACTTTACCAAGTCTAGCACAAAATTGTACTAGAAGGTGGTGAGTAACAGTGAATGTAGACCATGATGAATAAGCCCCCATTGGTTGACCTGCTTTATAATAAAGCATTTCACCCTTTGGAGTCTTAAACGGATAGTCTACTAAGATTCTTACCCATGAATCTGCTCTCTCTTGGCCATAAAGTGCAGCAAATACTTCCTTTTGAACAATCAAAGGGAATCTATCTGTTGCGGATTTAAGATCAAAAGAGTAGATATTACTCTTTCCATGAGTTCTAGAAAAGACATTTCCAACATGTTTATGTTGAACAAATGTACAATCTGGACTCATAGTTTGCAGTAATTCTAACAGATTATCATGGTATGGTTTTAGGACTGTTTGAGACCAGTAGTCGAAAATAGCAATAATTCTGGTTTTGAATTCAGGATCGTTAACTAAGGATAATTTCCTTAAATAAGATCCTTCCTTCTTGACCATTTTATTGACTATTAACTCCCCAGAATAGTATTTAATATAATTATTTATATTTATATTATTCTTTAGAGTGGCTACTTTTACTCTTAACTGATCATTTGCTGCTAAAGTGTGGATATCATCCCATAAATTATCTGGGATTATATCCATATCTTTAATAGCAGAGATTAGCGCTTGACCATTGGGACCTGCTTTAGTCGTTAAATGGAATTTCTTCCATTCAACTTCTTGCGGGCCCCACATTTCAAGTGCCAAGGATCCTAGTTGTTCCCCGATTTGCTTTGCAACAATTGGGTTACAATTCAGATCCTCAGTTACAGGACTATAATCTGGCTTTCCTATACCCTTGATTATTCTTGAAACTCTTAGGAGTAACATGAGTAATCTCAGAGTTGACTTCTTATTTATAGAAATCAATTCTTGTAATATCCCTAGACACCTAGGTAAACCCTTAGTGTTTATGGATATAGACGGGTGTAGGCTCTTAGTCATAGGATCTCCGGAAAGAAACTTAGTTACATGTAACTGAATATTCTTTATTCTTCTACATGTATCCTCGTTTCCTCTTGTACATTGCCATTTGTTAACTTTAGTTAACCAATAGTCAATATACAATTCTGGGCTTTTAATATCAGACATGTATAACTTAGTTATCCAAATAATAATGGATCTAACTATACCAAGTCTTATATTGAATGTAGTAGCTATTAAATATGGTTATTTATTGCTTATCTTTAGATAATCATAAATATCTACATTTACATTTAAGGACTAGCTAGGACCTTAAAGGTCTGTAAGTTTAAAATCCTTACAGATATATACTTAGGATTATTGAATCTCTAAAGAAGGTGATTTAACTCGCCGGATAACCGGGTAACTTTCCTCACCAGGATTGACAACCTGTGATTGCACAGGGATTCCATATAGGATAAAC